TAATTTCGTTTAATTTTGTTTTCATTTTGTTTTCATTTTTTTATTATTTTAATCAATTCATCTGCTAATTCGTAGTAAGTTAATAATTTAAGGATGTGTTCATCTTTAATTTTATCTTCTACTAAAGATATTGAATTGATTACTTCGTTAAGTTTAATTTTAGTAACACTATCTTCTACTTTAGGAGAAGCAGCTTTAAATACCTTTTTAACCTTATTAATCTCTTTATTATAAACATCAGCTAAAGTTGATGTATTAGAAATGTTATTTATATATTCTCTTAACAGAGTTCTTTGTTTAGTATTAAGTACTTTATACTTGTTATTAAACTTCTCTACTAAAATTTTATAAGTTAATAAGTTAACCTCTTTAGGATTGTTTGAAATTAATTCAGTTATTGCTTTATCTTTATTTTCATCTACAGGTAAACTTAAATTCTCTAATAAAATGAATTTAATATCTGCAGTTTCATTAGAATCAGAAAATTTATCTGATGATTCAAATAATTTATAGATTGATGCTAGAATTTTATAGTTCTTTACAGGGGTTTTAAAGAATGATTCAAGATCATATTGTTCTTTTAAATCCTTAATCAAATTATATTTTTCAGTTTTAAGTTTTTTCTTGTTAAGTTTTTTATAATTTTCTAAAACCGTTTCAAGAATAAACTCATTATATTTACCTGACTTATTATTTGGATTTGCTAGGGATTTATAAAGAACAAATTCTTTTAGGATTTCACTTTTTTTACTAAAGTGTGATTTGAATATATTAATAGAGGGAGATTCTTTCCCCTTTATCATCTCTGATGTGATCTGTCGAGTAAGTAATTCAAATATTAATCCTGTGTTACGAAATTTCGAATGTTTTAGTTTCATTCAGGGTATTTTTATCAATAAATATATAATATTCTTATTCTATTTTAATATTCTCTTCACTTAATAAATTTCTTTTATATCTAGTTTTATTTTTTGAAGAAAGTGAAGACAATTTTGAATTATTTTTTAACATTTCCATTACATTTCTATCACCATATGGCGATACAGGATCAGGTGTGCTAATATCTTTATATCCCTTTTTACCTATAGCATCATCTCCATATTGGCTCTTTTCAGTACCATATATAGAGGATTTTTCTTTAGGTCTGCCTAATTCTGAATCTTCATATCCAACAGGAACATTATCTGGTTTGTTTCTATTATTATTATTTGAATACATAGAAGCTAAATCATGAGGTGTTCCATATGTTTCTCCTGATACTTCAGGATCATTTCCTTCTTCTTCAATTTGTTTAATACGGAATTTAAATTTAGCATCTTCAACTAATTGATCAGCAAATTCGCTTTTATTTTCATCACTTAAATTAAAGATATTATCATATATAAAAGTACGAGGTGCTAAATTAGCTTCAAGTGTATCTTTAGCTAATGATATCTTTTCTTTCCATAATGCTACTTTTTCTTGTTCAAATATAATAGATGGAGTAGTTAATGCAATATCAAAATTAACTAAATCCTCACCTGAAAATCCTTGAACGTATAAATGAATTAATGCTATTTTTCTTAATTCACTTAACATTATTTTCTGAATATGTTCAATTGTACGAGCAAAACGAACATCTTGTGCAGCTAATGTACCTTTACCACTCATATCAGCTTCATATCCTAAGAATGATTTAGGTATTTTTAGAGCTGATAACATTTTATCTTTATAGTAATTTACGTCTTCAGTACCATTATATTCTAATCCTTTTAAAGTATCAATTTTAGTTGTACTGTCTCCATTTCTTACAGGAATGTAAAAATCTTCTAACATATTCATCATGTTAAAACGAAGATTATAATCACCTGTTTCAGGGTTTTGATAAGGAACTTTTTTAACCTTATTCATCATTTTAGCCATAAATGTATCTACTTCAGCAGGTGGTATATTACCTACATTCACATAGAATATTCTACGCTCAGGTGCTCTCATAATTCTATGTAACATCATTGCGTCTTCAACCAATGTTAATTGTTTCCAAACTTTTCTAGCAGGTTCAATATATGATCTACCATATGGGAGATAGTTTGTATCAGCTAATAATCTAAAATGGGCTATTTCAAAATTTTCAAATGATGGACCTTGTTGACCGAATCCTGAAGCATATGTACTTCCCTGATTAGTAACAAAATCTAATTTAAATTTTACTTTATTTGGGTTTTCAGGATCAAATCCTTCTTCTCTTATGATATTATATGGAGAATAGGGAACAACATTATATACACCGAAATCTTCATTAATTTTTAAATGTAAATAAAAGTCACCATATTTTAATACATTACGAGTCCAAGGCCATAAATTGAATTCAATATTCATTATATCATAAAATAAATTATGAAGAATATTTTTTATATTTTCATCTGTACTTTTGATAGTTAAAATATTCCCATATTCATTTCTTAAACAACATTCATCAGATACTATATCTAGTGCAGAAGCAATAATAGGATCTTGATCCATTTGTTCATAATCAGCAAATAACATATGTCTTATACCTGAGGTACCAGGCATACTACCTAATCTATATGCTGTTTGGGTATGAAGTTTTGTGAATTTATCTAATAAAGGATCGTTATTAAGACTTTTATAAGATTGTAGTTGATTCATATCAACTACTTTTAATTTTTTCCCTCCTACATTTGCAATAACAACATCATTTGAAAATAAACGTTGTAATCTTGCTCGTATTGAATAATCTACTGCCATTTTGTTTTATTTTTTTATTTTAAAAGCCATGTTAAATCGTATGAGTCTCCGTTTTGTTGCATTTTCCAGGGATTATTAGGTATGTTTTGGGTTGAACTTATACCATTATAATTATTATTAGAAGCATTAAAATTCGATAATGCTGCTTTGGTAAGATCTAATCCTTGTTGATTAAATCTAAGTACTGTATCTCTAATAAACATACCTATACCTAAGGGGATAACTAAATCATCATTATATCCTGATCGTGCTTCAGGTCTTCCATTTTTCCATACAAATGTTTTTAATTCCTCAACAGTACGTTTTGAATGAATTGTGAGAGTTTTTTGTCTCATATATTCATCTAGTTTAGCTATTATTAAAGGTCTAGTACGTGTTGAAGTTGTAAAACCTGGAATTGAGTTTGATGAGTTTTTCATATCGTAATTTTTATCTAGATATGAATTTACATCTCTTAATCTATCTTCTTTAAGAGAATAATATATATTCTTATATTCTCGTTCAATAATTCTTTCAAGTGTTGACCATCCTACATTGGCGTTTTCTACTACTAATAAAGCATCATTCCATTCAGTAGCTATGTTTACTAACATATCACCAAATTCTCTAGGAGGTAATTGACCTTTATATTCTGCTACTTGAGTACATGAAGTAATATCTATAACATGGAAAGAAGAATAATCAGCACCATCTCCTCTTGCTACGTCAGCAGCAACTATATAATTTTTACTGTAATCGGGGAGTTCAAATACCCAATAATTTCCATCAAATCCTCTTCTTTCTAGAGGATCTTTCATATAAGTTTGCTCATAGAAAGTAATTAAATCAGGAGGTATTACTGTATCACCTGATGTACTAAAGTCACAATCACATTCTTGTGCTGCTAATCTAGCTCCTAATAATTCATCTTGTTCATCTCTCCATTTTTGATCCCTTTCAGGGTGAACCTGCCAAGGTAATCGCATTGGGAAAAATAAAGGTAAAGTATCAGTTTCTGCTTTAACCCATTGTTTATGAAACCAGTTACCTTGACCATTTGGTGTACTTAAAGCTATACAACTACCACCTGTACTTAATGTTGGTTGTAATGATCCCCAAAGTTCATCCATTTTATCAATAAACGCTGCTTCATCTATTACTACTAAACTACATGCTTCTGAACGAGCACTATCACTAGCTGCAGATACTGCTTTTACTTGGGAATTATTTCCTAATTTAAGTAATAATTTATTATCTTCTAAAGGTTTTCTATCTTTTCCACAGGAAAATTCTTTAATCCATCCTGGTAAGTTATCAAAAGCATGACTTACTTTAGTAACCATGTTTTTTGCAGTATCTTGTTTAGTACATATGATTAGGATATTTTTATCTGAATTAAATACCATTAACCATAAAATATAAGCTGCTGTTAGAGTACTAATACCTAACTGTCTAGATTTAAGTATTAGGCTGTAATTGTGTTTTTCAAATTGTTCTAATACCTTGGTTTGAAAAGGATATAGATAAAAGGGAATTGATCCTTTTATAGGATGTTGTATATAAACATATTTTTTAATAAAATATTCAGGATTAGCCCCACATTTTACTAATTCTTGTTTTATTATATCTTTTATATCTTGGCTCAAAATTTATAAAAATAATTTATACCAAACTGTTGGTTGGTAGTTATGTTAATAAATATATTATGTTTTCTAAATAAGCTTATACCCCCACCTAGGTTTATAAAGCTAATTCCATTTGGATTTATAGATTTATAATACCCTCCTCCAAACATAAATTCTATTTTTTTCAACTCAGAAGGTACTGGGGGTGGTAATGCATTTATTTGTAATGAATCGAGTTTAAACCATTCAGGACCTAATACTTGGGTTTTCCATAATCCTTCATTTGTTTCGGTTAATACTATTTGAATAGGTAATTTCCCGAATTTCCATTCGCCTTTATAATATGCTGTCTTTTTATTAATAAAACCATCCCAAGTAATAAATGGATTGTTATCTTCAGGGTATTTTAATTTAAGATTAATTTTATTAGTATCTTCAGTATCTGGTTCTGCTGTACCTTCCGAAACTGCACCTTCAAGAGTTATAACAGCATCCGTTAAACTAAGAATTTTATCACCTTGTTTTCTTATTATACTATATAATTCTTCATTTGATTTTTTAAGTTGATTTTTTAAATCACTTTCAGTATTATAATAATTTACAAGTTTTGCATATCGACCGTCTGCTTCTTTTACTAATTTATCATTAGCAATAATTGATTTTCTTAAATTTACAATTTCTTTTTGTGATTGGTTTTCTTTATGACCTGATCTCCAAAGAAGAAATAACACTACTCCTAGCAATGCTATTATTAAATATTGATTAAATTTTCCCATAACAAATTTTTATTTTTAGAAACTACTTTCCATACCTTGTAGTATGAATTTTCCTGTTATTTTAAATGGTCCTCCACTATATATTGAATTATCTCTTATTACTATGCCTTCTTGGGTATCCAAGCTTCCTATTTCACTATCTGCATTTTTTAATATTTCGTCTCCTAATTTTATAGTAGCTATCCATACTATAGAATCATTAATAACTTTATCTATATCCTTTTCTGGGAAGTCTTGTGTTATGTTTTTACTACTAGTTGCTTTAATAAAATCTTTTTTAGTAATAAGTGGAGTTTCAAAGTTAGCCTCTTTTAACCATTCATTTAATGACTTTGAAACAGGTTTTCCTTCTGGATATAAAGTTATTTTTTCGGATAAGGCTTTATTTAAATTAGGTTTTGATTTAAATTTGGTATCAACACTACCTAATACTTTAAATCCATATTTAGATGCAATTTTATCTAACTTATTAATATAATCCTTCATTACTTTATCATTATATGATATTTCAGAAGTTTGTCTAGATTTAACTTTTCCTGTTTTAGGATCAATATTTTTAGGTTTAACTTCTTTTAATCCATGTATTGCTAAAAAATTTCCTATATTTTCATATCCAATAACATTAGATTTTCCTTCTACATATTCAATATTTAATAATATATTAGGATTATCTAATAAACCTAATTTTTTCAATTCAGATTGAGTTGAGGATATTGAATCATTAAATATATCTAATACATTTCCTCCAATTTTTATAAAACCATGTTCTGATTCTCCTTTAGATGGAAAACGAGAAGGTAAGTCAGATTTGGTTACTCCTTTTATATCTAAATCCGAAGCTGATCCTCTATCTAATACGAATTGTTTTTTTCCTTCTATATCTGTTAATCTAATTGATGAATTTACCCCATCTATTTTAACACTAGAATTACCTTTTTCAATAGATTTTATTGAATCTTCAAATACCTTAATTAAATCACTTCCAGTATTAGTAAAATCAAAAGGATGAGCCATATGACCCCCTACTCCACCTTCATTTAATATCTCACCAAAATATCCTTTCCATGAATCTTTACTAAAAATATTAAATGTTTCTTCAAATATTGTTTTTCCTTTAATTTTGCTAACAATATATTTAGCCATTTTAGGAGCATACCATCCAAATATATTATTGAATGTATCTTCTATATTTTTATCAGTAACTTTAGATAAAGCATTTCGAATAGAAGTACCACTCATTTCTCCTTCACCTGGTATTGTTATTGAGAAGTGAGGGGTAATGATATAATATCCTTTTTCTGTTGATGGTTTTAGATCCTCAAGTTTATAATTTGTAGGTAATTTTTCAAAATATTTACTATTAATTAATCTTTCAGCATCTTTTTTTCCAACAGCATATACAACTGCTATTTGTTCAGGGTCATATTTTTGAATAATTTCTTGAGCATTATATGGGGATTTTACTTTAATAACTCTATCTCCAAAACCATAAACATCGATAATAGCTTTTTTCTCCATAAAACTAAATGGAGATTTAGGTAATTCTACTTTATCAGAGGTAACAATATAACTATTTTCATTTCCAAATTTTTCATTAATCCACAGAAATGTAGCAGCATGATGTTTACCAAAGGGTTGGAACCTACCTGGATATATTGCTATTAATTGTTTTATCATTATAATTTTGATAATTTATCAATAAATATGATTTATTTGAGAAAATCCATTAATTTGGGAAATATTAATTGAAGATTGTGCCATATCTTTCATAAAATCAATATGAGACACGATTAATATGAATTTAAATGTTTGTTTAAGGTAATCAAATAAATAATATAATGAATTTAAAGAATCTTTATCTAAATTAGCAAACCCCTCATCAATAATAAGGAAGTTAGGTCTAGGTATATTTGATACATTCATTAACGCTATTCTAATTGCTATTGAAGTGATAAATTTTTCCATACCTGAACTTAATTCAATAGACCATTTTTTACCATGATCATATGAAATTAATAAGTTAATATCCTTATCTTCAGTTTCTATTAGAATTTTAAAATCTACTATTTGGGCTAAAATATTATTTATTTCATTTTCTAAAGTTGGAATCATATCCAACATTAATTTATAAGGTAAACCGTTTTTAGATACTGAATTGATATAGTATTCGTATAATATTTTCTTATGGGATAAATCTTCAAATTCAGATATATTGTGTTTTAAGTGTGTTATATTAGAATTACTAATTGCAAATTCGGATATATTTTTCTCTAGGTTTTTCTGTAATTGTTTATATTCTGTATTATGGTTATTTAATATTTTCTTTAATTCTTCTATTTTAGATTCTAATTCATTATTATTTTCAATGGTATTTTTATTATCATTGTGTATTTTTATTTTTTCATTTATATTGGATATTTTTTCATCAATATTTTTAATTGATAAATCAATTTTTTCGATTTCTGATGTTTGTGTTTTAATTTGATTTACTAAAGATTGTAATTCATCATCAATTGATTTGAGTTCTTCGTATTGGGTTTTAATTTTATTATTTTTCTCAGTATTATATTTAGATTTACTATTTACTAAATCTGTAATTGATTGTTGTGTTTGTTTAATTTCTTCTGTTAATTTCCATGCATTTTTTATAAATGGGGTATTTTTACAAAAATCACAATTAGGATCAAACTGTCCTATTGCTTCTAGTTTTTCCTGTTGATTTTCTAAAGTCTTTTTAAGAAGATTAATTTCAGTTTCAATTTGATTTAATTTAGATTCCTCTAAAATAGATTCTTCATATAATGTTCCAATATTTTCAGGAAATGATTTTTTAGTTTCAAGTAAAATTTTACCTTTATTTTTTGTTTCTAAAAGTGTATCTTTGTATGATGATTTTTTAGTTTCAAAAACGGTTTTTTCTTTACTTAAATTAGTTAATCTGGTTTCTAAATCAGAAATATTCTCATTAATTCCAATATTAATAAGTTTACTTGATTTACTTATTATTTCATTATTTAAATTTTCTTTAATTTTATCAAGTTTTTTAATATTATCTTCTTCAGTTTGTTTTGATTCATTTATTAATTTGTTATTTTCAACTTCATTATTTAATTTAGTATATAAATCATCATTCTCATATTTTTTTACCATATAATTGATCTCTTTAGATTCGTTATTAGCAATTTCATAAAGTGAATCAAATATATTTAGATCTGAGAATTGGGATAATATATTTTTTCGTTCTGATTGGGTTTTATTAATAAATGTAATATAGTTATTTTGTGCTGATAATGATGTTAAGAGAAAACTATCGAAATCTCCTACATAATTTTTAATTATTTTATTAGTTTCTCTTCTTTGTTCTCCATTTAAACTAATATGTTCACCAGATTCTCCTACTTCATAAAAATCTACATCTACTTTTACATCAAAATATGATGTTTTGTCTTTATATCTTTTTATTTTAGTACCTTTTCTTTCTATTGCGTATATTTTATTTTCAATCTTAAATGTAAATTTTACATGAAAATTATCTTTATTTATATTTAAAATATCCTGTGTACGAGTAGTTCTTATTGTGGTATCAAATAAAGCAAATGATAAAGTATCTATTAATGCTGATTTTCCAGTATGGTTAGGAGCAAATAGACCTATTATTCCTTCAATATTATCAAATTTTATAATGTTATTTTCTCCATATGAAAATAAATTACTAAATTCTAATTGTATTGGTTCCCATATAATATTTCTTAATAAATTATCTTCGGATAATTTTTGATTTGTATTTTCGTTTAATTTATTTAATAGTGAAATTTGATATTCATCTAACCCATACATTTCAGAATAATAGGGTGATAAAATTTCATTTTGTGTATTAATATCTTTTAAATTACCTATTTTAGTAACAGAATGATTTTCTTTATTAGAGGTTATTTTATTTACTTTTTGAGTAATTAATTCATATGGTTTAATTTTTTGCTTTAGATCTGAAATATATTTGTTGATAAAGATATTATCACAATCTTCTGATATTATTCGTATTCTTGGGAATTTAGGAAAATAGGATGGTTCCTCAATAACTGAATTTTGTTTTAATTTTATAGTAATATAACCATAATCATTCTCTAGTCTAATAAATTTACCAGAACGTTGCTTTACATCCCATAAAATATAACCATGATCAGTAGGATGTTCTCCATAATTTTGCATAATTAAAGATGAAGCATAACCTATAACATTATCTTCATCTAAAAATTGGTGTTTATGTATATCTCCTAATATTCCTAAATATGCACCTTGAAATAAATTAAATGGTACTTTACCTGAATGAATTTCCATTTTATCGGTTAGGAGAATATTTTCAACAGTACCATGATATAATACAATTTTTTGTTTCTCACCAGGGACATCTAAAGGAGAAATGTATTTATCTATTTCATCTCCTACTTCCCATAGAATAAAATTATATTCTCCTATTTCATATACTCCTGATTTTTCAAGATATACTAAATTAGGGTGATTTAATGAATATACGATAGGGGATAAAGCATCTAATCTATCAAGATTATTTAGATTAGCATCATGATTACCTTTAAATAATAATGTAGGTCTTCTATTAGATAATTCATTAATAAATTCTGAAGCAAGTTGTACTGCTTCTGGGGAGATATCTGTTTTATTATGGAAAACATCTCCTGCAATTATTACTAGGGTATTTTTTGGGGCATTATCTAATTCTTTATATAATTTTTCAAATGCAGATCTATATTCTTTGTGACGTTTAAGATTTCGTATATGAATATCTGCTACGTGAAATATATAATCTATTTTAATATCTTTAAATTTTTCCATACTTCATTTTTAAAACCATCAAATCACTAAAATTTAAAGGTTGAGTGTCTTTTATTAATTTAGTTATATTTTCTAATCCCAATTCATTAGGAT